CAAGTATAGTGACACCTCTACCATGTTTTAAGCATGCGTCCACTATGTTTTGTTGATAATCCCTCAACTCAAGTGCTAATTTGGCTCGATCTTGGTTATATGCCTGTCGGTACTCAGGATTCACCACCTCTCTCAACGAATCTGTGATGTGTATCTTGCAATCTGGTGCATTTTCTCGGATGAACTCTCTTATGACATGGTATAGACCAGGCTCGAACCGTCCTTGTGGTGTTATCACGTACCTTCGGCTAGGAATGAATCTATTTTTGTATCTTGCATACTTAGCTGCATCATTATGCACTGAAAAATGTTCTCGTATCTCTTCAAAATGGTCCCCAGACATGATCGCCAGACGTTTTCTCACGTCATAGTCAAATGTGATTGTGGTTTTCATCATAAAGTTTCAAGCTTCATGATTTCAATTATGTTTTTGATATCGAATCCCATACCGCTGAAAATTTTCTCACCTTTTTCTAGAAAATCGATTATCAACTTCTGCTCACGGATGTTCTCGTCTATCTTTTTTATAGTTGTGTGTTTCTCTGCAGCTTTTTGTGCTGATGGCAGTGTGACTTGATATGTAGCTTGTTCGATTATCTCTTGTGCCACTTGTTTGATCATCACATCTCTGCTAGATTGGTATCTCTCCAACTCATTTTTGTGTCTGATCAGCCGGCCCACCCATTTATGTTTCAAGGCAGGTAATTTGAGCTGAGTGTCTTTCAAATTGAACTCATCCAGGTCAACATCATTACCCATCTCTTTGATATATTCTTCTAATTGTTTCATTACACTTGGTAACATAAATAATAGTATAACTTTAATCAAATATCAAATGAAAATTTTTGAATCGCTCTTTCGCAAACACTTACAAGAAGATAACATGGCAGGAGCTGGTGGTGTCTTTGGTGACGCAGCAAGCATGGGTCATGGTGGAGCAACAACCCCGGTCCAAGATTTTTATGCACCAGGGGACATGAGACTACCCAAAGGTGGTAAGAAGGATGCCAAGCCTACAACGAACACAAAGAAAAAAAAGCGATCAAAAAGAAACGGTAGCATCGAAGTGCTGATACCAACACAACGTAGACCTTTCAATACTGAGATGTAAATACTGGCATGCCATCACGACAAAAAGCCAAAGGTAATAATTTCGAGCGTGTGGTTGCACAGCATCTTTCAGAGGTGTTCGGTAGCAACTTCACCCGTGTGCCCACTAGTGGTGCCATGACCGGTGGTATGAACGCGAAAATATTGGATCGGTTGACCGACACACAAAAATTGTTGTTGGAAGGTGATTTGATACCACCAGACAACCTGTACAAAATGAAAATAGAGTGCAAGTCACGTAAATCATTCTCATTTGCTAAGTTGCTTACCGAGAACAAAGAACTCGATGATTGGATAGAACAATCCAGATCTCGTGACAAAGTCTGGTTCTTGATATTCAAAATAAACAATCAAGGTAGTTTTGTATGTTTCACAAGAAATGTGTTCAAAACATGTAATGAGCTGAAGGATGTCAATTATATACTATACAAAAAATATTATTACATCACACCACTGGTTGGTTTTTTTGAGAAACATAAAGCAAATTTGTTGCGGTTATGTGAGAAGTGATGTAATATCATTACATGCAATTGAGATATGTCGAGCTCAAGAGTCACGGTCTGTATGTGATCAATTTTGAGTTTTTATTTTATGATGCATACAAAAAGATCGTGCAGGACTTGTTTACTTATGACAGGTTTAACGACTTTAATGTGAGATCACAAGACACTAAGAAAATATATTATTATTATTTGATCAAAGAGATATGTGATGTAGTATCCAATTGCAAGACTGATGACCGAGTGGTTGTTTATTATTGTGATAAGGACATTAAATGTGATTTCAAGCAATGTGAGAATAAAAAAACACGCAAAGGTGTGAAGCATGATAACAGATCAGATTTTGTGTTGTTCATGAATCGATTTCTCAAACAAATAAAAAATATATTGCCTGTCAAACTGTTTGTTGGTGAGGTCAAATTCAACACATTTGTGCAATATTACAACACAAACAAGGGCAAGTATGTTGAGACTATCAACAACATAAAAAACACACGTGTCAAGCCGATCAATATGGAGAAATTTAAAAAATTTACAGATAAATACAAACTAAACTATCTGACCAAACATTACACAGATAATCTGAAGATAAAGGGCATGGCTTATAAATAATTTAACAATGGATAATCACTTTAACAGCAAACTACAAGAAATGTCTGATGTGTACCTCGAAACAAAGAGTAACCAACCAGTCAAAGTGACTACCAACAGTATTTTGGAGGGTATGCTGGGCAGCCTCAGTAGAGGCATTGACCAATTCGCAAATACCGCTAGTAAATTCAAAGACGCTACTAAAAAAGGTGATATGGGGAGTGCTGTTAGCGACATGGCGCAAGGATTGGGTGATATAGGCAAAACACAAGGTGATATAGACCTGCAAAATCGTATCAAAGCCTCATGGGAGCGAATGACGGCAGCACAACAAGCTGTATATGCGGATGTTAATCAAAAAATGGAACAGCTTGCTAATACTGATCCTAACTACAAACAGTGGCGAGGTCTCAAAGGTTTTCAACGCTACTCAGCGGAACAACAAATGGCCAGCAAGCCCGGTGTCACAAAACAACAACTAAATAGTCTGAACATACAAGGTTCCACAATCAATTCACAGAGCAGACCCGGCACCGGCAATCAAGCACAATGGGACCAATGGATCACACAACAATGGTCCAGAATGCAACCAGCTGAGAAGCAATTGTACGGTGATGATATGAATAAGTACAGTGACATCGAGAAAGCACGTGCGAAAAGAAAACAGTCTCAATAAATACTGTTATGGACAAATTTTTATCAATGATCGAAGAAAAAATGAGTGTGTTGAACGAACAAGAACCACCACCTCCACCAGAAGCGGCGGATCCAGCCGCGGCAGCCGGGGCACCACCGCCACCGGCAGCAGAAGAGACTCCAGAGAGTGAGTTGCCAGGTGAAGAAGAGAAAGGTGATGATGACACAGCCAAGATGAAGGTGGATTATGTGGAGATGATCAGAAAAGCGTTGATCATGGCACCCAAACACATCGATGATGTTGATTACGCCCGATTGACCAAGATAGTTGACACAGAAAATTTAGAAGAGATGCAAGAGTTGGTGAGCAGAATTGTTCGCAACAACTACCCACATCCTGATTTGTGATGAGTGATCGTGATCTGAGAAATTTGTACGAAGGTGTTCGTCGCGGTGATGGATATCATGCTCCACGGCGTGAGAGTGAATTGTATACTGAGGTATTAGGTACTGTTACAGACCCATATGCGGAACCACATACGGATGCACCGGTTAAGAAGACAACTAAGCAAGATATTTTTAAGATTTTACATAGTCTAGACTCTCAAAAACTGTTGGGTCAAGATGATTTAAATTACATTAATCAGTATCTATCAATAAAACCTTTTAAAACAAAAATAACACAGTATCTAAACACACATAATCTCACATCAACAACAATTGTCGAGGGAGATATTATAGAATGGATAATACAAATATTATCTAGTAATAATGATCTGCAATCTTATATTGATTATATTAATTCACCATTGAATTTATCTGATATGCCCCGGGATGGTATAATGGTAGATATTTTAAACAAGAAAACAAAGATATCTGTTGATACACTGCGGCAATTGATCGAACTTAAAGGAACCGAATCTGGTAGAGGTGTAGGTAAAGGTGAAATGGGAATGGCAGCATTGTTCAAGGATGTATCTCAAGGTGGTGCCGGTGAAGGTGATTTAGTTTGGAACGGTAAATATCTTGAGGTGAAAGGTACAGATGCTAGGCTAGGAAAGAGAGATAGAGCTTTTGGTAATTTTGAGACTACAACACTAGGTAGATTGGCCCTTGAGCATGGTATAACAGAGCGTGCATTGAGCGCGATTATCTCCGGATTAGCGCAACGTGAAAAACCGGAGGTTGTCGCGAAAGCAATTGACGAGTTCAACGAGATGGCCTACCCAAATTCTGGTTTGAGAGCCAAAAATTTTAAATTCAAAACTCCAGAAGATGCAAGAATATTAATGAATACTGTTTATTTCATGAATTATGCTAATGAGCATAAAGTGTCTAGCTTTATTTTTATTAATACTAGTGCGACAAAATTTTACAGTAGATATGTTATTTTTGATTTAAAAGAAGTACCGGAAATGATCAAAAAAAGAAGAATCGGTGCAGGGGTTATAACTCTTGAAAATTTGGATCCGTCTATAGCAACAATATAATGAACTTCAAAGCATACAACAGAGTGATAGAAGAAGGTGGCGCATATGGTCACATGATGAACGTGCACGAGGATTACACTTTGCAGTTTGAAGACCTGCAACGCATAATCAAACAAGCGTTGACCGGTGGAATCAAAGGAGAAGTCAAAGAGAAGACCGATGGACAAGCATTAGCTGTGAGTCATCGTGCCAATCGTGTGATTTTTGCACGTAACAAAGGACATTACAAGGCATTTGGTAAAAATGCTATCCGAGGTAGCAAAGGCATTGCTAGTTTCTTTGGAGAACATCCGAACGACAACGTGAAAGAAGCATTCACGTTCGCGGCCAAGGATCTTGAGAAAGCCATTCTGGCGTTGAGTGACAGACAGAAGCAATTGTTGTTTGCTGATGGTAAAAGATGGATCAATGTTGAAGTTATCTGGCCGGCCACAGTGAATGTGATTCCTTACAATCATGAATTGATCGTGTTGCACAATTTCCGAGAGTATGATGAAGATGGCAACACAGTTGATGGTGATTTCAACGAGTACGGTCGCATGATGGCTGGCATGATCGAACAAATCAACCAACACGTACAGGACAAATTCACAATCACCAGCATGCCGTTGATGAAACTACCAGAAGTGAAGAATTTTGAAACAACCATTGGTGAGTATCTTGGGACTTTAAACAACTTGATGAGTCAACACGGACTCAACCCGAGCAACAACGTGGGTGACTACTGGATCAGCTACATGAGTGGTGTGGTTCAGAACGGAGCTCGTGAGTTTGGGTACAACGTACAACCAGACACACTCAAACGTATAGCGTATCGTTGGGCATTCAAGATGCTCACGCCAGGTAAACGACCAACCGATTACAATTCTGTTGCTTTGAGCAGATTGCCAGATTTGAAAGGTGTGGTTGACAACAAAGAGTTTTTACAATGGGTGGGAGCCACTGAACGTAGTGGTGAGCTCAAAACACACTACAACAACATGATAGAACCACTCAAAGCGTTGTTCTTGAAGCTGGGTGTGGAGCTGAACAAAAACATTTCCAATCTGTTGACACTCAATCCATCACAAGCTGTTCAAGAGATCCGTCAAGGCATCGAAGAAGTCACTCGAGAGATTGAGGCTACTGGTGATATATCGTTGATGGACAAACTGCAACACGAGTTGAAAATGATCAACAAACTTGGAGGTCTGGACAACATCGTGCCCAGTGAAGGTTTGACGTTCACATACACACCGGATGGTGAATCAGAACCGAGAATCTACAAATTCACTGGGATATTCGCACCAGTCAATCAGATACTAGGCAGTTTGAAGTTTAGCCGCTAACTTTTGCTCTTGAACTGACTAATTTTGTCGTTCACATACTTCTCAGACTCTTGTTTGGCTTTTTGTAGTTGTTGATTAACTTCACCACCTTGATCCTCAACCTCATCTGCTGTCTGTTGTATAGCAACAGCAGCTGCCATCTTGTCATCCTCTGGCTCTTCCTCTGAAGATTCATGAACATTGTTGTTCTTGAGTATCTCGTTCACTTTCTCGTCATACATACTCAGATAAGCTTGTTCTAGCAGTATATTTTCATGTTTGGTTGTGTTTGCCATGTGATTATTTATGTTTTATCCTGTATTTTTCTATATTCATGTATAAATAGATTGTATGAGTAACACACATGAATCTATCCTAGCTCTGTTCGAGCAATACACTAGCGAGAATGACAAATTCAATGAAAAAGGTAACAAAGCCGCCGGTACACGGGCCAGAAAGGCGTTGATGGAAATTACCAAGCTTTGTAAGGATCGTAGAAAAGAGATTCAAGAAGCTAAAAATAACGATTAAATATGCATAAATATCTATATGCATAACAAGACCTGGAAACAAGAACGAGATTTACTCTCTGAAGCTTACGCTTCGATTGCTGAGACCACACACTCTCCTGAGAACAGTTGCAAGGATGATGAATATTACTGTTCAAAAGACAAGGTGTGTAAAAAGAAAGACGTGAAGGAAGAGAGTGACGATGTTGTTGCGAGTGTCACAGGTGATGTTCCTGTTACCGGTGATACAGTTGAACCAGTTGGTGATGAACCTCTCGGTGATCCGGTTGAACCTATCGATGGAGCAATTCCAGACACACCACGCGAACCGGACGAAGTGGATGCTGAGATCGATTCACTCAAGAGTTTGATATTGAACCCACCAGCTGATAAAATCGAACAGTACGCAAAACAAGGTCAATTACATGTGTATGTTGACATGCTCAAAAAGAAGCTTGAAGCTGCGGAAGCTGTCAAAGCGGCTGTTCGTGGTGAGACCGACTAATTGATCCGACTCCTGACCGCCATGTAAATAGCGGTTGTACATATCACCGCTAGCACGATCATACTAGCTCCGTTAAACGTGTGCATTGTGTGTCCACATACACCTGAGATACAGTCTATATTACTCATCTTTTCAAATCCCTAACAAAATCATAAAATTCTTGGCGTGTGTTGATATCTTCGCGATCCAAAAACGCACCACTCATTCTGGCTGTCTTCATGGTACTGTCATGCTTCACACCTCTCAAGCCAGCACATGTGTGATTAGCTTCAACCAACACCGCGACACCTTTGTTATCTTCACATACTTCGTTTATGTACTTGTGTATTTGCATGGTTAAATTCTCTTGCACTTGCGGTCTTCTGCTGAACCACTCCACAATTCTATTCAGTTTGCTCAAACCAATCACTTTACCGTCTTTACCAGGTATATAAGCAACATGTGTTTGACCAATGAAAGGCAGATGATGATGTGAACAAAAACTATTGGTTTTGATGTTGCCCTGAAACACAAGACCATCATACTGATCAACATTATCAAAAGTGGTGATCTTGGGTGGATTGTCATAACAACCAGCTGCTAGATCATTCACAAACGCTTTCGCAACACGACGTGGTGTGTCTGCACTATTAGGATCCGATCTCCAATCAAATCCCAACGCGTCCATATATTTTTCATAGGCTTTCGCTGCATTCTCGATAATTTGTTCTTTTTCTTCATCCGTTCGTGGATGATTACCATTAGCAAAAGGAAGTTTATAATCTGTCATATGAACCTATTATATACACAAACGATCGTAAATACAACTTAGTTTAATAAATATTTTATATGTCTAGATTCAACACATTGATGGAAAACAATCTCAACAAAACCGATTTATTGAGAATCAGGATAAAACATGACCCTGCGAACGGGATCGACGAAATGAATGACTATGTTGGTTATGTTCTAGAAGAAGATGGTATGGGTAATGTGATCGCGATTGTCCCTAAATTAGGTGGTGACGCAATGTCACTCGGGCCTGAACAATATGAACCAGAAGGGACATGCGGACAACCAGCGGATCCTCTTGCGAAATTCAAGAAACATGTGGTTGACTATTTAATGACAAGAGGTTATCATGACAAAGTGTCGAAACATATGGACTCGATAATAAATGCAACAGATGTATCACAATTGGAACAATTGCTCAAAGGGTGTGGTTGTGATCCAATGGCTGTTCTGAACATGTATAGAGACTACGTGACTGATGAAGCAATTTGATCAACTATACAAGGACATTATTGTGGAACAGGACCGGAATGTCTTTAATGTTGGTATATTTCCAGGAGCTTTCAAGCCACCGCACGTTGGACATTACATGACTGCATACAATGCATGCAAGAATAATGAACGTGTTTATATCTTCGTGTCTGACAAGGCACGACCATTATCAACTCAAAACGTAGGTGGTAAAAAGGAAGCTCCGGATGTTGTGAGATACAACAACATTTTAAAATCTGACAAATACACAAGCAATCTGTTGGGTGTCAGGACCGCTGGCGTGGCCAGAATGACCAGTGCCACAGCATTCAGAGCTGCGATATCGATCAAAGACAAAAACACAATAGCTAAAAATCTCCCGGATGGAGTTGATAAGGATCAAATCTACTCGATTCTGATGCAAAGCAATGATGTGAGCAGCCCCACATATGGTCACGTGACAGTTGAACAGACGATGCAAATATGGCAATTATACAAACCATCATTGATGAGTTTGACAGGTAAATCGTCAGAAGACATTGTGATAGCTGTGTCCAGCCCAAGTCCAGTGAAAGACACATATGATCTGGTGGATAAATTTAACAATTCTGATCAAGCTGGAAATATCAGCATCAGATTATATGTAGGTGAATAATGAAACGATTCGGAATGTACAACAATGACTTTAACAATCTGTTTGAATGTTACGCCAAGGTGAACAAACAACTTGTTGTTGAGGGTTTACCGAGTGAAACAAGAAAACCGGTTGTGATTTCCACTGGTGATTCATTTCCAGGAATCAAACATGTGAAAATATTCATACAAAAACCAGGACGTGGAGCGGATCTGTCAAATATCATCAATGTGAAATCGATTGATAGTGACAATGGTTCTGGAGGTGCCATCATATCTGGTACTGAGCATGACAAAATGTTTCATATGGTCACAACTGATAAAAATGCTCAAGTCAAAACGATTGACAAGCAGGGAGCTCTAGAGAATGATTTTGTCACAACTGTTGCTCCTAGGTATGATGAAGACAAAGGTGAACTGACAATAATACACATCGAACATTTATGAAAAATCAATTGAAACACGATACATTAAATCAATCCGTTATATTATGTTGCGGTAGTAAGCGTTGCCCGGTTGTATCCACAGACGGTGATAACATCAAGATTAAAGATGACTTTGGACAGACAGTCACCATGTCCAAACAGCAAGCGAAAATGATTTCTGAAGCGGTGGACATGCTTGAGGACAACAATGATTGATTTGATTTGTTGTGTCGGTTTACATTGGATATTAAAGTACGGCACAATTTTAAACAAACCGAGACATTTTGTTTGTAAGATCAAATTGTTACATGAGCTTTTCAAGTGTAGCTTGTGTTTGGGTTTTTGGTGTGGTCTGATTGTTGGTGGATGGAAGTTAGCTTTGGCGAGTGCTGCTTGTTGTTGGTTTTTTGATAACATCAACAACATGATACAAAGTGTAGAAATAAAGTTGGACAATCATGATTGAAGATGTTATAATAAATGAATGTTTAGCAGTACCAAGATTATAGAATTAGGCAGCTGTGCGTTCAGACAACCAAGAGCCAAATCCCATTGCTCATTTTTACATGGTTACAGACTCACAGCAAAATTTTGGTTTGAAGCTGATGAGCTCGATGAAAACAACTGGGTTGTTGATTTCGGAGGTCTCAAAAAGCTCAAACTAATATTTCAAGACATGTTTGATCACACCACAGTGATTGCAGCTGATGATCCACACATCGATGTGTTTCGTGATCTGGAACAAAAAAATATAATCGTGCTCAACGTGTTGCAAAATGGTGTGGGTATCGAGCGCTTTGCTGAATGGTGTTGTTTGATAGCGGATAAATTTGTTCAACAAATGACCGATGGTAGATGCAGATGTGTCAAAGCTGAAGTGTTTGAACATGAGAACAATTCTGCTATATATCACAAGCAAACACGTGAGATTGCTGACAATATAGAGACAATCGATTCAGTCAATGCACATGATTTGAACAATCAAACTCAACCAGCACCGCAATCAGACGGAGTGGCAGTGAACACAAACAAAAACAAAACAACTAACAAATGGGTTGATCCTAACTCAACAAACGTCTGGGGATTATGACACAAGATACAACACCAACAACACTAGATGTATCAGAGAGTTTCTACTCTGTTCAATGTGAAGGTAACACTACAGGATATCCTGCATATTTTATTAGGCTTAAAGCTTGTAATTTGATGTGTGGTGGTACTAACGGTAGTTTGATGAAGGAAGGCAAAGCCACGTGGTGGTGTGATACCGAGGCTGTATGGAAACGTGGATTGGAAAAGCCTTTTTATAAAATGTTACAGCAATGGGAACATGAACAGATTGATAAGTGGATCTATCAAGGTAGAATACATCTGATCTGGACCGGTGGTGAGCCTACAATACCTAAACATCAACGTGCGATTACCGCGTTTGACAGTTGGCTAGGAGAACAATGTTTAGAAAAGACTGGTAAGTTTTTGAAAAGCTACAATGAGATCGAGACAAACGGTACAATTTACATTCGTGATGAGTTGTTTGATGTGCTTGATCAAATAAACTGTAGTGTCAAATTGGCTAACAGTGGTATGGAAGAGAACCGTAGAATTAATCCGGAAGCGATTGAGCGAATCATGAGTCATAAGAATTATTGGTTCAAATTTGTCATAAGCACCGAGGAATGTTTACAGGAGATCGAAAGAGATTTTGTTAATAGATTCAACATCCCGTTTGACCGTGTGTTGATGATGCCTGGATTAGATAGTCAGAACAATTTCCATGAACGTACCAAATTCAGTCTTGATATGGCAAAAAAATACGGGTACATTGGACTGACCAGGTTGCACGTGAGTGCTTGGGACAAGCTGACAGGTGTTTGAGTTGACAAAATGCTAAGCACATATAAATAGTATCATGAGATTAGCAATATCCGGTACAGCTGCTCAAGGCAAAACGACATTACTCAACGCATTTCTCGATAACTGGGACATGTATGTGACTCCAGAAAAGAGTTACAGGAGTTTCATCAGTGATGAAAAGCATAGCATGCAAACCAACAAAGACACACAGTGGAAAATTCTCAATCACATGATTGATGAGATGGAGAAATATAGTGCAAGTGATCATGTTATTTTTGATCGTTGTCCTCTCGATAATATTGTGTATACCTTGTGGGCATATCATAAAGGCGTAGGAGATATAGATGAGTTGTTTGTTGAGAAATGTATACCAATTGTCAGAGAGTCCATGAAACTACTTGATGTGATATTTCTCATACCTATAACCAATGTTACACAGGATGATATTGAAGATGATGGTGAGAGAGAAACGGATGCTGAATATATTTCAGAAATTGATAATTTCTTCAAAGCCATGTATGCTAATTGGAGTAAGGAAGATGAGCGATTTTTTCCTAAAGAGGATCGAGCGGCTCTGGTAGAAATTTTTGGTACAACGGAAGAACGTATCAAGATGATCGAATTTTATGTCAATGAAAACGGTAACATGTTTGGAGAGGACGAAACAATGGTGGACACGAACGCATTGTATGATCAATTTGGTATGCCGATATTGGATTCACCAGAAAACTCAGAGGATGAGTTGAAATTGTATAAATAATCGTGTATGAAAAATTTCAATGAAGCTTTAGACAATGTAACAGAGAACTTTGGGTTGTACAAGACTGTTGTGAGAGAAAGATTTCCTTCCAAGCTGAAACTGAGTGAAGAATTTGTAGAGAGTTTTAAGAGAGAGTTTCAATCACAAGTAGATCCACTGTACACGGAAGATGCTGAAGGTAATCAAGTGCTGAGCCGAGAAGCAAGAGACCCATCACGTGTGCTCAAAGAATTTCAGAAAGCTCTCAAGTTTTTGATTTAATCTTGAGTTGATCTAGACTCTTTTTGAGTCTATCACCCTTGCCAGCGTTGTCTGTATCGTTGGTGACCTCATATTCTGCATCACTACCAGGTACATTGTGTTTGTTCTTCACTTTGTCGCTATTCTCTTCTGGCCTTGTTGTTATCTTTTTGACAACACCTTCTGATCCATAATGTTCGCAATCAGGATTTACGTTCTTGACTCTGTCACCGACATGTAAATCTTTTTTGAGTATCTCGTTAACCAATGTATCGAACTGATCCATATCATTATTTATTGTTGCCCTAACTTCTTGACAATAAATTTGAGCATTTCGCTGCGGAGTATGTCATTGTTTGTGAATTTGAAACAGAACACTCCGTTATCCTCACTCTCTTGGTCATTGAATGTGTTGTATATCTCACTAAAACCACTCTTGCCATTGATGTCACTCTGTAATGTGTCGCCAATCACCAACATCTTGCTATCCTCACCAAATCTGGTCAGTATTGTTATCAATTCGCTCTTGGTTAAATTTTGCGCTTCATCAACAATGACCATGCTGTCCTTGAATGTCAATCCTCTCACATAATTGACCGGTATCGCCTTTATAGTATCTGTTGCAAACAACGTGCTGATCGTGGAGCTTGATATCAATTCACTTAGTTTCTCCTGCAATGGTAATGTCCATGGGAGAAATTTATCATCCACTTCTCCCGGGAGACTCCCCATGCTCTTGCTGGCACTCTCGATGATGCTTCGTATGTAAACCACCTCGTCTATCTTGTGTGCTTTGAGCATGTGTAATGCAGCATATGCAGCACAATACGTCTTGGCAGTACCCGCGGGTCCATCCACAAAAGCTATTTTTGTATTGTTACAAAAACACAGCTCAACAAAACTCTTGTGCACCGGTGTCAGTTCATACTTGGAATCGATCTTGAAAGTTCTATCCATTGTGTTTCGTGTTACGATCTCTGGTATATCCTCAACATCCGCATCTTTACGATTTTTTGAAGAAGACCGTTTATATGAAGCCTTACGCTTAGTCATTAATATTATTTATTGATTTAGTGGTGTTTGTTTATTATAATATATGTATGTCTATTGGAATTGCAATCATCACATGTGACCGTGTGAAAATGTTCGAATCATGTGTTGAATCGATACATTCAACAAAACAACCCGTGGATCATCTGATTGTTGTGAATGATGGAGAACAGAAGATACCTCAAGGTGCATACGAGATCATCGATAACGATATCAATGTTGGTGTTGGTGAGTCAAAAAACAGAGCAATCAATCGATTGATTGAACTTGGATGTGAACATTTGTTCTTGATGGAAGATGATGTGTTGTTCAAATCAGAGCATGCATTGAACAAGTATATCGAATTATCCAATCTTAGTGGTGTGAAGCACTTGAACTTTTGTTTGCATGGAGATGCTAACAAACGATTGGATGAACCAGCTCCCAAGCTGATCATCGATTACAAGACCGTACGCATGGCTTTGTATCATAACGTGACAGGAGCCTTGAGTTACTACCACCGAGATGTTATAGAACAATGCGGCATGATGGATTCAGAATACCGGAATGCCATGGAGCATGTGGACCACACCATGAGAATAATCAATGCTGGGTTTCATCCGGCGTTCAGATGGTTTGCGGATGTAGCTGATAGTCACGAGTTGATTGATGATCAAGATCCATCATTAGCAGAGAGCAAGATCAGAAATGAAGAACAATGGCGTGAAAATTTCGTGCATGGTGTGAAGCTTTTTCATCAACGTTACGGTATCAACGTGTGTAGTACCGATCAGGTCAGTGACACAAAAGAACAAGTGCTACAGTATTTACGAGATGTCAAACCATGAACATATTGATCGGTACAAACACACATGGTCGTTACACGCGACAGGACATCGCACTAGCATCATATAAACATCTTGCTGAACAGTATGACTGTGAGGTTGTGGATGTGCAATTCACAGACCATACTGAGCAGTTGTATGATGTGAGAACACTTCCGGTGTTGAACCGAAGCAGCAAAGATGTAACTGATGGTGACAAGCGATTACCTTTTGTGAACGATATACTGAACGTTCTAGCAACCAGAGAATATGACTACTTTATATATGTCAATAGTGATGTCATCTTAACAAACTCTATAATCAAGCGTATTATAAATGAACAACCAGACTGTTTTGCATGCTCCAGGGTTGATATACAACCTGTCAGTACGTTTCAACAGATAGTTGACAAACAGGTCGAACCTATACGATATGAAATTGCCGGGTTTGACGCTTTTGTTTTCAAGACGGATTGGTTCCGTGATAATAGTCACATGTTTAATGATTATCTTGTCGGGCAACCGTGTTGGGATCAAGTTTATGCTACCATCATGAGAGTGTTTGGTAGTTCACGCTTCGCAAATCAATTTCCTCCGTGCTGTTTTCATGTCAAGCACGATCCTACATGGCAGTTGGATAGTAAAAGCCCTGAACAAAAATTCAATCACGCATCTGTTGAATTGAACCCTGTGGACCGGATGGCATTTAAGATGTTTGATAACTACCTTCGAGGTGTTTTGATACACAGAAAACAACCTGGATTGTTCATGACACCTGTAGATAATGAGCAACAGATTGAACAACAATATTTCGACAAATATTGATATGATTGATTTTAAAGATTTGAATTTATTCTGGCAATATCCTGTCATAACTGAAGAAGAATTCTTCAATCAAAACAAAAAATACTCTAATTTTATAGGTGTGCCGTGGGCGACTATAATTGACAAAAACATTGACTTGAACAATGTGTTATATCATATACGACCTCAAATTAAAAACTCGAACAATTACACATGTTGTCAACATATACACTTTCGTACACTTGTACCTTTATTCAAATCACTCAACATAAATCGACTGTATACAAGTCATAAGATAATCAATGAAGATGTTGTCGATGACATTAAGTTGAGGGCATGCCCATTATATGCTGTTAATATTGAAGATGTGAATAGAAATTTAAAATTTAAAGATGTTGACTTCATTAACACCAAACGTGACATATTTTATAGTTTCACTGGTGCGAGCATGAGACATTATTTGTCTGATGTGAGGGAGCGTATTTTTAATATGTCACATCCGAGTGATTGTGTTGTGAGAAACACGGACGTTTGGCATTTTGAAGAACAAGTATACAGTGACGCTCAAAACGCGAGTGGATCTACAATAACAGATGATAGTTCAGTTGATATGTACAATGATTTACTCATGCGGAGTAGATTCAGCTTGTGCCCAGGAGGGGCTGGACCGAACACTATTAGATTTTGGGAAAGCCTCGGAGCTGGTTCCATACCTGTTTTGTTGTCTGATACATATGAGTTACCTAGACATGAGTTATGGGATGACGCGATAATCCGAGTAGAGGAACGTGATGTTACAAACATAGCAGGGATTTTATCGACTGTTCCGGAGGAGACTGTTTTTAAGATGCGTGTGAATTGTTTGAAGATATACAACCACTTTAGAAAAAATTATATTAATGAACCACTGTCATGACAGATAAGAGATCAATATACGTTTACTAGTTATATTGAATGTATAAATATTAGTGTATGGCAGTAAATGTAGAGCAGGCTATATGTATTCCTTATAGGAACAGAAAGAAACAGCTTGATTTTTTTATTGAAAATTCTGTACCTGTAATATGTGAACATCTACCAAACACAATATTTTTAATAATAGAACAATCAGACACACAACCATTCAATAGAGGTGCTTTGTTGAATGTTGGTTTTGATATGTACAGGAATAATACACATTATTTTTTAACACATGATGTCGATATCAACCCAACTAATAAATGTGTCGAAGAGTTTTATACACAGGATGTAGATGATGAACATGTTTTAGGTATATATACATCACAATGCAATACTCTAGGTGGTATTATAAAAATAACAAATAGTACCATACATAAAATTAATGGCTTCCCTAATAACATGTGGGGATGGGGAGCTGAAGATAAAGCACTACAAAATCGGGCAGAGTATTACAACATTACAAAAATTACTAATTTGATGAATGATCGTGATCATCCAGAATATCTATCACGTTTTGCGAATCCAGAGCCTCGTGTGTGTTGTGATCTCGGCAAAAAAACAAAATATCACTATGATATATTTAAAAATATTAGTAAACAAGATCAGTTAAATTACATATTAAGTACTGGTCTAAACAATTTAAAATATGATATTATATCAACGAAAAACATTGCAGATAATGTCGTTAAACATATTGTTGTCTCCTTAGATCATGTGTGTTGATCATCAAAATAAAATTGTGTTTATACACATACCCAAAAACGCTGGTACGAGTGTGGTTGACATGTTGAATGGAGATCATGGTCACCATTCAGTGTCTCACTACAAGCGTAAAGTAAAGAGATGGGACTCGTATCGTAAAATATGTATATTGAGAGATCCGGTCGAGAGATTTATTTCATGTTACAATTTTGCTAAAATGCGCAAATCGCGATGGCATGACGTATATGGTGTCACAAAACCAAAGCATCCAGATTATGAACTGTGTCATGATAAAAATATACATGAAATTATCGATATTATCGATAATAACAGAGCACAATGTCAAATATACAATCTTGGGGTTGATGTTAATAGACAATTGAAACATCTTGGATGGAAAACTCAATCATGTTGGTTAGATTATGATCGATCTAGCATTGAGTTCGTTTCAATGAGCAACTTTTGTGAATATTTTGAGAGAAATTTTGGATTAAGCCCTGGTGCTGTTAACGTTACTACCACACAGGATGTGGTTACTATTGATGAATACTATCAAAATATTTTGAGAGATATATACAGTGTGGATTACGAGTTAATGGACAATTATATATAGCATGAAAATCGGTAAGAATTTTGAGAACCTTGGTCAGATAGAGAATTGGAACAATGACTGTGTACATATTGGTGATGATTGTTTATTAGGCACTGAATCAAAAATCATATTGCATGGACCTATACTACCATATCAAACGGACAATAAAGTAATTTTCGGAGATCTTACCTGGATCGGATTCAGATCGACTATACTGATGGGTACAAAATTAGGACGAGCATGCCTAGTTGGTACTGGTGCGGTAGTCAGAGGTCATTTCCCTGCATACTCTGTTATTACCGGTGTGCCGGCCAAAGTTATCAGAAAACGTGACATCGAAGAGTTGTTACGCTTTTATGTTATTAGATTTTTAATGAAAAAGGTTTTAGGTACTGTTGACCCAAATTGGAATTTACTAACAATCGAACACGTGAAACACGCTCTGGGTCACAACACATCAGAGCCTTATGATTCGCAACTAGATCTTGACAGAATGTCAATTCAAGATATATTTAAACTTTTCTAATGAAGTCATTTAAGTTAAATATTGGGTGGGTTCATGATGATTATCTATCATTTATTAACAAACAAACACCTGAATGTAACCTGAAGTGGAAAAATGTACAAGCTACTCGTTTAGATAATTATGATTTTAATGTTGTTTGTGGGGCTGAAAGAAAAAAAAATTTAGATTTAAAGAACAGTATACATTTTCGTCGAGAACCAGATATTATTTGCAAGTGGAAACAAATGAGTAACTCACTATACAGCTATGATTATTCAACAAATGAAAAGTTTCATGCTAGTACATGGTGGATTCCAGATTCTTATAGCGATTTATCTAAAGCAAAATATATAAGAAAGAAACAAGTGAGTGTTGTTGCGAGTAACAAACATGTACATAGAGTTAATTATATTAATAATGTATCTAAGTCTAACAAGAATTTAGTTGTTAAGGGTAATATATGTGGACCGAAAGTTTCTCTCCCAGAGAGATCCATTATTCTTAAAGAATCATCAATGAGTATTTGTATCGAAAATAGCTCACAAAAAAATTATTTTACTGAAAAAATAATCGACTGCCTATTATCATGGACATTACCTGTGTATTGGGGATGTCCTAATATACATGATTTTTTTCCGGTAGACAGTTACAGGCTTATCGATATTAACAAACCAGAAGAGTTGAGCGATATTATCAACCAACCTATTACATCTACAGAGATTGACGCTATGGAGGTTGCAAGAAGGTTGATACTCGATAAATACAACATATGGAATTGTATCCATACAGCATTTTTTAATTATGCCAGCGAAGTTTGATTTTAGTAAATATTTGACGACAAACTTTGTCGAAACAGGTACATACCATGGAAACGGTTGTATCAACGCGATAAGATCTGGTTTCAATAATATATACAGTATTGAGATTTTACCAGAAATACATAAAATTGGGAGCGATAATATCAATAAATACATTGACGAGAATAATATAAATGTTAACGTTGAACTAGTAGTAGGTGATTCAATTGATATGCTTTCAAAATTGCTCAGTAAAATTGATAGTAGATGCACTTTCTGGTTGGATGGTCATAATGTCGGTGCTGGTGTAAAGGGATGTCCTCTATATGAAGAATTAGATGCTATTAAAGAGCATAAAATTAAAGATCATATTATCTTAATAGACGACTTACGTATTATAAGAGGTAATGCATGGCAAACCCGAGATATTGATCTCGAAACAATTATCAACAAAATTTTAAAAATAAACCCTAATTATAAAATAACATACGATAAAGGTTTAATTGAAGATGACATCTTAGTGGCAACAGTATAATCATTTAATTGTTGGCTTTTTTATTTATTTTATATTATAATCAATGTATGATAGTAAACGTTAACAATTATGATGGTGATTTAATTCACCGGCGATTCGCATACACATTTTTCAAGAACAGAACACTACCGATCGGTAACATTGTGACATTCAGAAGTCCCATGCTAGTTGAAGCTGATGGGATGATCGACCATGAAGATGTTCTCAAGAACGATTTCATCTACAGTGATGATGCGATAAATTTTTGCTGGGAGATACCCGGGTTAGATGCATTTGGAGCAGTGGCATGGCAGCGGTTGTTCAACACCGGTATTGCAAATGTGTTGCAAGGATATATCAACGCTCCAATAGAAGTGGATGGAGATGATTTAATCGTGCATAAAGAATTCACTCGAGGTGGTATCGTGCAACACAAAGGTAAATGCAGTGTGAGTATCACCTACACTAAAGATGGAGCTGCATTGGGTCACACAGGAATCAATGTTAATGCTGGTGATCGAGCTCCTGCGTTTGCATACAGTACCAATCTTGATGATCAGCAAATAAAAAGCTTTCAAGACACCATTGTCGAGATGTTCTACGCCATGAATGATGACATGTTTCTTGCTACCACGAAAATAATCAGCAAGTGACCATATTTGACTGTCTCAACGACATCTTGTTCACCAAACGTGGCAAGTTGATGCAAAATGTTGATGATGAATCTAATTTCAATCAATACATGATCAATCGATGGTCGAGTATGTATAGTCCTGCGATGGCGTTGCTAGTGAACAACACCGTCAATTGGCTGTACAGTGCGTTTGAGACAAAACAGCAATACTATCGATTCGTTTCGCGTGTGTTTCCTCGATTACAAAACAAAAGAATACACTACATCAAGAAAAAGAAGCCAGAAGAGACAGATAAAGATCCAGACAATGTAAAATTGTTAGCCAAGAGGCTTGAATTATCTCAACGGGAGATTAAATCTTATTATGAGTTCCAAAGCAGTTGTACAACAAGCACAGGCCGGTCTTCGTGACAGAGTAAAAGGTACAGTTCAACTCGACAATTACACAAGCAGTGAAAACTTCAATCTCTTCGGATATGAACTATCCAGTGTGTTAGATGATATCATTCTAGTAAAATATGTTGACTGTAACGACCAAGGCACTGAAATTTTAAAAAACGGAGTGTGGGTGCCTATAAACACCAGCACATTCACCTGGAGAATTGGTGAAGTTTTACTAGCCGGGCCTAATTGCCAGTTAGTTAAAGTTGGAGACCATGTATGTTTTCCTAATGACAAAGGCATTGCTGTTGGTAATCTTGAGATTACCAGTCACGGTAAAGTGAAAAACAGCTGTTTTCTAAATGAAGACAGAATATTCGGTGTTTGTCAGCCTAAAAGTGAGTAATGAAGGTAGGGGCAAGCACACTTCGTGTGTTGCTTGAAAACAATGTACTTGAAATAAAGTTCAAGCGGCGCAGAGTCAAGCCTGGAGCACCTGCTACCAGACGTATGCTATGTACAAATAGCCCGATCATATTACAAAGTGAACCTGGTAGACAAACTCTACACTACAAACCAAGCTTCTCCACACCAAAGTACAGTCCTGCGAGCAAGAATCTTGTAATAGCGTGGGATATATTCAAGCAAGACTACCGTGCCATAAGTGTTGATAATTGCGAGTTGATAAGTCAAATGCCTGTGAGCGGAGACGGTAGAGATTTTTGGGAATACTTCAACAGCACAATACACCCCATGACTCCCGGGCAAAAACAATCTTTTTTCGATGTATAAACCACTTGACACATTACAATGCATTAAAAACTTGTTGTTAAAGCAAGTTGTTTTTTCGCTAGGTGAAAAAACGGTACGCAAAGGCAAGTTGCTGTTGTTCACACATGAAGATTATTATGTGAAATTCATGCTCCAAACGAACAAGAATGTCAATAAAAATTATGAAATACCTTATCCTTATCGTGTCCTTTCTGGGGATAGTTATGTTAAATTTTCATATACTATTTCAGATCTATGCAAATCAAACCAATCTAAAATTGACTTTGTAGAAACTCACTCACCAAAAGAAAACACAAACAAGATACACGACATGAGACTCACAATCTCAATAATTGAGCAATGATTCAATAAGTATTTGTATGGCAAAAGTAGATCCAGTTTATTCAAACATACCTCCTGTGACAGGAGATGTAGATTACACTCCATTAGGTGGCAAGGTCGGGTTGGACGAGAATCGTGTAAACGACATTATCACAAACACCTCGACGAATCCAGACTTACAGTTAGCGAGTGATGAGATCGAAGCTGGTTATGGCCAGCCCGGTGATGGACCTGTTCTCGATCATGTTCGCAGGCGGAACCTTGGTTTAATTTAATATAACACCATCATTAGATGGTACAATACCATCTCAACGATAAATAAACATGTACACGCATGAAAAATGTTGAGATATCGAATAATAGCACCTGGACTCCGTTAAAAATTGACGATAAGCATGACTCCATGTTAATGTTTGGTCACAAGACAATAGATCCAGTCGATGGTATCAGCTTGAAATCAACTTTCGCACAACAGTACAGTGTGGATAGTGTAACAGACACGAGATCAAGTATGTTGCTGACGGATCAAATCAAAATTGACGACATTATCAATATCGATCTACCCGGAAGCAAGTATCCGGAACAGTTCACAACATATCTCCTAGCGAACGCATACCCTACAATCGACAACAATTCTGCATACATTTATATTTTCGAAAAAGATGAACAAGACACCGAACGTGATCACATGGTAGGTGTTAGAACCAGTGATTTAACCGTGGGAGACCATGTTTTTACCGCCACAGGTAAACAAACATATAGATGGGCGCAAGACACTAATGATAACGCTATATACTACAGCGTAACACTACATGATGACACCACAGCCAGTGTGAATCATGATGATAATGTCAATAATGTATACATGACTGCTAAACTACAAAGTGACCAACAAACAGTGTTGATCACATTTGAAACAAATGAGAGTGATACATTGAATGACAATCAAATATTCAATTATTATATCAACAAAGATCAAGGATTCATAATATTTTACATCAATATAAACAATGTGGTGTATTATGTCACACCAGTCACTGACAACGCAGGTGTGTTGATGGCCATTCCTGCAACTGATATCGGAACAAATCGCTATCCACAACAGAGTGTGATCAGATACATACCATATATACGTAACACAACTGATCATAAACTGTTCAACAATTGGGTGAGTTATCAAACCTCAGGTGACACAAACAATCTGAACATAAACACAACAAAATCATATCAAGATGTGACCAACAATTACCTGTTGGTGTCACAATATCAGAACATCACACGAGATAACATGCCGGTTGATGTCATACAACTCAAGAATCAACTCACTATCACGGGTAATACCAACAGAAACAATCCATTTCCTAATTTGAGAGATGTGGATCATCGTGAATATGATAAAATACTCATGAATGAACATCTAGACAAAGATTCTGGATTGAATCTGAACTACAGTTCATATGAAACTGAAATAGCACTTGAACCGGATCGTATCACATACTTCAACGCACCGCAAAACATGTATCCGTACAACAAAATCAACATCAATGACAGTGGATTGATAGAGAGTGGTGCAATCGGAGGAGATACTCCTATCAACTCTGATAAGATTTTCAAGAAAGCAGCGAGTTACAAGTACAACACACCAAATGGCATGCCAAGTGATGAAGATACTGGTAATTGGCTGTGTTCTTGGTTGAAGAGTAACGTTGGTGTTGATTGGAATGAGTCTTCGCTTTATAGAGAGAATGTTATCGTCAATTTTGACAACAAAGTTTATCGTTGTAAGATTGAAAACACCGGGCAAAAGCCTAGTATCAATCCGGATGAATGGGAGGAAACAGACAATCCACCGCCAGTGTGGGTGGATCGTTATTACAACCCGGAAAAGTTCAGCACACAACAAGCTCTTGAGATTGAAGGTCAATATTCTTCATACACCACTAAATTTGAAAATATAGTGGATATATTAGGTGTGGAAAATCAATATATTTTCGATAAAATCAGTGATTTAACGTTCGAACCAGGCTCATTGTACGCTTACTATAGATTAGGAGAGAAACAGATATCAACTATAATAGAAAATGCTAGTACCAACATGATACACGACGGTATCGCACCTGCTTACAATCAGAGTCGTGTTTTACAAACAAACATTGATGATGAGATAACTTTCAACAGAGATCAATACATCGAAACTGTAACGCCATCAAATATTACCAATAGTGATTTCACAATTTCGTTTCAAATGCATAGAGATGACTGGTCTAAACCTTTCGCAGGACAGTTTTTAGGTAATTACACCAATCATGGTGTTGGTGTGTTTAACAAGCAAAATTTAACACCTTATATTCTGTTACGTGGACCGGATAGTGTTTTTGTATACAACACAAACATGGATTTGATCATGAATCCTCCGATCGCAAACGTCAATAGTGTTGTGAAGCTACCAGGCAATGAGGATATCATCATGTTTGACAGTGTATCAGCAACATCATATGATATGAAAGGGATGTTGGTAGAATCCACAGTGTTTGGTGATGATATCACCTGTGCTACTATTGATAACAACTCATATTATATATTGGATGGTGCGAAAGATGTGACGCGTTGGGATCTATACGACGAAACACAAGATTTACTCAACAGACCGTATCCATACAATCTAGTCATCGGCTCGATTGAACATCTAGCTGGTTTAGATGAAGATTTCGGTTGGGGATTGTCCCAAAAAACATATGTTCAATCAATTGATGATGGTACATATCAGTTCAAAATAAATTGTGACGGATACACCATTGATAATGATAATAGTGTATGGTTTATAAAAAACAACAGGGTGTTTAAGTATACATTGAGTAACAGACTAGGAGTCAATGCTAGCTGGACAGGAATAGTGGGTGAGCAAGGAGTTGGTGTTGGTCAGAGTGAGGTTTTATTGGTCGCAACAGAGAATTTTGAAGGATTCAAGGGTAATGATATTACATTATACGGTGATGGCGTGTCAACACTTTTCAATCTTATAACTAAGTGGAATCAAGAATATAGGGACAACACTGTCAATCTTGTTCGCGGCAATTCCAGTGCTGTTCCAGTGGCGGGACCAGAGGGTGTCATAAAATTGAGCGGTGGAGTGAACAGAGATTCCGGGTCTACTTTCAGTTCATTATCTGCTAATGATATAGTCAATACAATCAAATGTGACCATGATAATAATATACATGTATTGTATGATAACACGAAGCTATCCATGATGGACAGTCTGAGAAACATAAGCTCGAGTGTTGATCTCAAAAATCTAAATGAAAACATAAGTCAAACACAAATCACACAAGCGTGTATGGATCTAGTCACTGAAGTAGATCAACAACGGGGTTACAACACATATCAGATAGTTTTATTACGAGATATTGATGACAATGTTCATTTTTTAAAGTTAGAAATTGATAATGCTCATACTTTACGTGAGTATCAGATGATCTCACTACCGACTGTTGACCTCAATTCACAACATGACATCACATGTTTTGAAAACTACAGGTGGATTTGTCGAGACACAATACATTCCAACAATTTAATATTTCAATTTAAATACCAAAGTTATTTTGACACAGACAAGACCAAACTCAAAAAGCTTGTCGTCAATACTGATGATTTTTCTTCAGGTTATCATCATTTTGCGTTTTCTTTCAACAGTGTCAATAGTAATTTGAGCTTGTTTGTGGATGGTGTGATGCGTGACGCGCAGACGAGTGATGATGCAGCTAGTGGATCTGCTTATAAATTCAGTAGATCTATACATGATCCCATACTCGTGGGTGCAGAACCATTTTTCAACAATGTCACATTCAGTGAAAGACTCAGGTTGGATCATTACTCGTTCGCCGGAGATTTCAAGCTCAGAAATTACCGGGTGTATAATGAGTATTTAAATTTTCAAAAAATAAAAATGCTCAGCAGAGAGCAACAACAAGTTCGAGCTTTGAACCTGACATTACCGGCAGGTAAACGTAATTTTGTTGATCATGCAAATAAATTTTATAAACACAGAAAACCTGGTGTAAAAAGTAAAGATTTCAACATAAGCATAACAAATGACTCTATTGTTGATGTCGATCAACAACAACACTTAGCAAACGAATTGATTGATGTTGTAAATCAAGCATTACCTGTCAATTCATCTATAAATAAAATTAACTGGATAACATGAACACATCGAGTTTTGATAGTATTATTGTGAATGAGATCAGGCGTTACGGATTGCTACAAGATCGCCTACCGGGTGACACGGTGTCATTACCAGTTGATTGGAATGAAATTAAAATTAACGCAAACGATTTTGTTTTATCCGAAACAATTAATTTTTCTCTTGAATCGATCTATAAAAATTGGTTGTATTTGTTGTCATATTCAGTGATACCAACAAACGATATACCAGATATCATAATAGGTGATCGCATAGTCTCTGATAAGGGTAGTGGTGTGGAGTGGAGTTATTTGAACCAAGACGTTCCAGAACCAGACAGCGAATTAAACGGTGTTAAGCATGTGATCAAGTTACAAAATACACTCTACCCTGACACATTCAACATGATCGCAGCAACAACAACAAACATAATTTTGTTAAGCGGAGTAGATACTGTTAGTATTGATGTGATTATAAATCCAGATGCACTAGGCAGTGTCATAAGATCAGATAGTAATATAACTCATCCGTCTAATGGTATATTTTTTGAAAATATTGTTGATATGAATATCAATGATAATAAAGATTTGTTTGTGTTGGACGCACATCATAACATCATCTTCAAGTTCGACCTGTCTGGTATCACTGCGCTAGATGAAGCTATTTTAAAAAATGACACGCCTGGTAGATTGATGACTGGTATGGTAGGTGGACATGGTATTTTAGACGACAAGATTAGATTTTTATCACCTGTGTGTTTGTTTATGATTCATGATGATGTTTTTATTGTTGATCAGGACCCGATCTCGTTAGAATGTGTGGTTAAACAGTTTGATTCACATTTGAACTGGAAAAATAGTTACAATTTAGGTAAAATAAACACACAAAAATTAATAGATGTAGAGTACAATCCGCGTTTCGATCAAATTTACATGTTATGTAATGATGAAACAATAGCTGATCAAGTACCTGTAGTTGTTTCTTTTGATAGGGAGTTCAACAAATTAGATTCTCACGACCTGATGGATTTCAACAAACATGAATCGACTGTAGCGACCGAAATATACAAAAAAATATATTTCAGTATCGAGAACATGAACATGATGTACATTATTACAAACAAAAATGTTTACAAAAAATACGTTTCTAGACCGACTAGCTTCGTGGGTAGATTTAGATTTGAAGATCGAAGCATAGGAGCCAGCACTGTCAATAGAGATTTACAAGATTTAGCAATTTTTCCGGTTATTTACAATGGTGTACAGAAGGATGAGATGCTTCTTTTCGAGAAATACAACAACACATTGTATCGCTTTCTGGAAGATTCTGGTTTTCAAAACAGCCTGGAAAGTCAAATCGATCAAAACATCATGCTTTTTGATAAAATTGCTGTTCAGCCTGATGATAATGTTGGTGTTATTTGTTACAACAAAGCAATATACAAGACACTATACAACAATTTGATGTTATTAGAGAATATATCAAGAAAATTTGCTACTTTTTTTGATGATAAGGGTATTTCACAATATTTAGGGTTCAGGTATGTGAATTCAGATGATATTGAGCGGCTCAACTACAACATCACGATGGATAATTATATTTCAAGTAATGAAGTTGTTTTATCCGAGACTGTTAACAGGTGTTTGAAGAAGATTTTTGATTTGCAGCAAATTATCGCGGATAACATGGAAGAAACGAGTATAAATGTGTATCCAGATCCGTCTAGAACAATAATTTTAACTTGATATAAATTATTATTTGTTATAAATCAATAGTTTAGCGAGATATGTGACCTGTTTTTAAAATATTATCACATTATAACATTATTCCTAGAATAAGTATTGTATATGGCCGGTAATCGAAAGTTTCACAACAAATTTCACTCTGCAAATCACCACACTCTTCCTAGTCCTCATATTATCGATAGTGGTTTGGATCCAATTGCGAGTCCTGAGTTTCCATTCATAGGTGATTTTTGTTTGAATGGTGTGATCAGTGCCAACAACACACATCCATTCAATAATGGTAATGCTGGTAAGTCGCGTAACAGAGACACATTAGATTTACCATATGAAGTGTTGAATCCTGTTGGCTGGAATGTGTTCAGAGACAGCATGTTGGTGGACGGTGATGTTACTATCACCGGGAACCTTACAGCTTTAGGTGAGTTAACATATCTACACACACAAGTACATGCCAAGAGTGCAACGGAAATTGAAGTTTTAGCTGATAATACCAACGGTAAAACTGCCGCCTTGACTGTTGATCAGTATGGTACAAATGATATTGTTCATTTCAAAAATGATAGCATCTCAACATTCTTAATAACAGGTTCTGCTGACAACAAAAGTGAACTAGGTGGATGGATTGGTATAAATCTTGGTAATTTAGATGAAATAGATCGTCCGAATCAACGAATGACCATCGTTGGTAGTGTGAGTGTTGTGTCGGATCCAAATGAAGTAGCCGACCAAAACCAACAAAAAGATCCAGGTACTAGTGGATCATTGTACATCGAGGGTGGATTACATGTGAATGATCACACATATCTTGATCAAGTAACGATTGACACTACTGATGGTAAATTCTTGGTAAGTGGTGGTAGCAACGATGCTACTGCTAACATTTTTGATGTTGATGTTCCTACCGAGCTTGATAAATTGACTGTTGATACTACGGACGGGAAGTTCTATGTTCATGGTGGTAGCAACGATGCTACTGCTAACATTGTTGATGTTGATGTTCCGACCGAGCTAGACAAGCTCACAGTTGACACTACTGATGGTAAGTTCTATGTTCATGGCGGTAACAATGATGCCACTGCTAATATTTTTGATGTTGATGTACCAACAGAGCTTGATAAACTGACGGTCGACACAACTGATGATAGAATGTTTGTCACTGGTGACAATCTTGTATATATCAACACAGATCCAGGAGTGGATATTGACACACACACTCAATTGGATCAATTGACAGTCGATACAGGTGATGGTGACATGGTTGTTCAAGGTGATAACAAGTTACACATCACGACAAACAACGGAGTTGACGTTGACACCCCTGCAGATTTTGACGAACCAGTCAACATTGACAAACTGACAGTTGACACTACTGATGGTAAGTTCTATGTTCATGGCGGTAACAATGATGCCACTGCTAATATTTTTGATGTTGACGTTCCTACAGAACTAGACAAGCTGACAGTCGACACAACTGATGGTCAATTTTATGTTCATGGTGATCATCGTATATTTGTTCAGACCACATCCGGTGTTGTTATTGACAGTCACACACAATTGGATCAAGTGACAATCTATACAGACGACGGTGACACCAAAATCACCGGTAGTAACGGTGTGAAAATTGACGCAACACAAGGACTTGATGTCGATACACACACCAGATTGGATCAATTGACAGTTGACACTACTGATGGAGAGATGCGCGTTGTAGGTCCTGAAGGGATCAATGTTGATACACATGTTGATATCGATCAACACACACAGTTAGATCAGTTAACCGTTGATACCACTGATGGTGATATGGTTGTTCAAGGTGATAACAAATTGCATATCACCACAGAGAGTGGACTAGATGTTGATACACCGGCGGATTTTGATGAACCAGTTAGTGTTGACAAGTTGACGGTTGATACCACTGATGGTGACATGTTGATCACTGGTGGTAACAAAGTTTACATTGATACTGATGATGGATTGGATGTTGATACACATACTCAATTGGATCAAGTCACTATCGACACTAGTGACAACAGCTTGAATATCATCGGTACTAATGATGTATACATTGGTGCTTCACAGGGTCTTGATGTTGATACTCATGCATACTTGGATCAAGTAACTGTAGATACATCTGATGGTGTTTTTTATGTCAATGGAGCAAATCCTGTTGATATTGACACTCATACAAACTTAGATCAAGTAACTATAGATACAACTGACGGTTCAACATCAATTGTTGGTGAGAATGGTGTGTTGATCACAGCAGATGGTGGATTGGATGTAGATACTCATACACAATTGGACAGAGTTACAATCGATACTACTGATGGTAACACTGTGATACACGGTCAGGGGCAATTTTTTGTTTACACACCAACTAATCTAAACAAAACCACTATCAATACAAATGATGGTGATTTTGTTATCAATGGCGTTAATATACTTGATGTCAACGTTGATTCAAATTTCAAAGGAACGACCGTCACGGTTGAAACATTTGTTGCCGAGACGAGTGTCAATAACAATGTTGATATCAACGGATCTGGGTTGTTCAATGTGGATGTTGAATCAACGTTCACATTACCTGTAAAAACCAGACAATTAACAGTTGATACAACTCAAGGACCATTAAGAATTTACAGCGATTTAACGTGGGAAAATAAAAATGGGTTAATCGTTGATGTACCAACAATTCTAGCATCATTAGATGTAAGCACCGACAATCAACCGGCCACGTTCGCTGGTGACAACAAGGTAATTTTCAACGCCCCGGTCGATTTAAATGAACATACATGGATTCAATCAGCTAATATTAGAGACTCATTAGATATTGACGGAATAACAACACTCGACACTACTATTATTGATACGACAGACGGTAATCTACAGATATTAGGAGAGGGTGAGACTATTATAACAACACCAGTCCGGATTGATTCAAATCTTCATATAACTGGTAATATAAGAGTTGATGGTAACGCGTATCTTAGTGCCGGTGCTAGCGGAGTAATAAATGTTGGTGATACTGATAGTGATGATATCATTTTCAATTCAAAAATTGCGAGCGATCTTATACCAGATGAGGGTAATATTTTCAATTTAGGTTCCACCTCTTTAGTATGGAGAAATATTTATACATACAATACGAATACAACTAATTTAAACACTGATAATGCTTATATCTCAACACATTTAACCGCACCAAGTGTACTCGTAGGCCAATTAGCAACAACATCTCTCACGGCAGATACACTCAATGTTGTTTCTGATTCGAATTTTAATGGTGATGTTTTAATCAGAGGTAATTTAACTGTTGATGGTGATACATTTTTAAATAGTGATGACCAAAATGTTTTACATTTAGGTAATGATATAACGAGTGACTTGTTATATTTTAATGTATTTGTAGATAGTGATATACTCCCAGTTACGGATGATGATGGTAATTCTTTGCATAATTTGGGTAGCAGTGATTACGCTTGGCGTGAAATCTGGGGCACAAACATATATTCTAGGTACAGTGGTATTGAGGAGCTAAGGGTTGACCAAACAACAACACTCGTGGGTGATTTAATATCATACACAAACACAACGTTTGTGACTGATAAAGATTTCAATAGAGATTTTACAATTTATGGTGATGGTACAACATACATACAAACCGATCTAGTACTCTCCAAAGATCTTTCAGTCGCAGGTAACATGAATTTACCTGGTACTTTGAATGTTGAACAAGCCACAACACTCAATCAAGTGACAATCGATACAACTGACGGTGATTTTGTAGTTTCTGGGACTGGAAAGATCAATTTTGAAAATGAGTCCGGTGTTGATATCGACACGCACTTGGAAGTGGACCAATTGACCGTTGATACAAGTGATGGTCGTATGTTAATTGAAGGTGATAACAGTCTTGATGTACATACTGATCTTAACATCACTGGTTCTATCTCAGCAATCAACGGACCGTGGTTGTTCACTGGATGTAATCAAACAGGTTACTTACCAGGATCAATAAATTCTGGTGATCCAACTGACGGTGAGGTTGAAAATGTTACATTCCCTCAGTTACCGGAACATCCATTCAAAGTTGATTGTAGATCTCTATTCACATCTGGCGTGACAGCCAGAGGACCGGTACAGATTGGAGAGCTTCCAGAAGGGGTTGTAGAGATGCAACCAGATCCGACGTTAGAGGTGTTTGGTAATGTTCATATAATTGACGGTAATTTGCGATTAGCGAGTGATATCAGACACACAGATGATGAGGACACGCTGATTAGATTCACACCTGATACGATTTCTTTCATTGCAGGTGGTGTGAACATGTTACGACTAGATGAAAAGACTTCTAGTAACGGTAATGATATTGTTACAATTGGAGGACCTGATGAACCAGTAGATTTACAACTGTTTCAATCAGGAACCGGTGAACCTGGTTTGAGTTATGATAGTTCCACCGGGAAGACAACATTTACAGGTGACGTTTCTGCAACACAAACAGTAAACATACGCAATCTCGTTGTTGATTATTTGACAGTACATGAAAGTTCCATCGGAAATGTAGGTGGAGGTACAAATGGAGCGACGGAAATGAACGTGTTGTCCGGAGTTGCGACAAAAAATCACACCACCACAAGATATGTTAACGGTACAACACAAACTTTTGTCGGTACAGATGTTGGTATTGAGTATGATTTGTACAATGATGACACTTCGACTATACAAAACTTCTTCTCATTCACATTCGAAGCTTTAGAAGACGATGTAACGTTAGGTGTTGAAGCCGGAGACACGCAAACATTTAATTATCAGATTGTTGCCAAGTGGGACGACTACAACACACAAGCAGTAGTTCTTGATGATACTAGTCATCTGTTACACACAAGTGACAATCCATTCGCGACTGTTACTGCTGTTGTTCTATCAGCCACAGATGTACCTACAAATGAACGTATTGTCAAGATAGCGGTTGTACCGCAAGTTGATGTGGAGTTCTGGACTAGAAATGTATTGGTTCAAGACAAACCTAAGCGTCTTGACACTGTAACAACAGCTGATTTTGATGTTGAGGGTGCTTTAAATGTAAAAGGTGACACAACAATAGATGGTAACATTACTATTACTGACTCAATTGTTGTTGATAGTTTGTCAGGAAGTCTAACTATCAGTGAAGATTTACATGTCAAAGGTGATCTTAGAGTGGATGGTAACGCTTATTTAAGTGCAGGGTTCGATGGTATCATCAATGTTGGTGATAGTGATCAAGACAATGTACAGTTTCATGCAGATATTGATAGTAATTTCACACCTGACAAGGATGTTATATATAATATAGGTGAACCTGACAAACGTTGGAAGAACGTATACACAAAAAACTTACATGCAGAGGATTTATATTGGTCTGGTGGTAATAGCAAAAATTTAAACAGCACGTACAGTAGTGTTCACAACACCAGTGCTGATTGGAACAGCACACGTAACAGTGTCAACGCAACCAGTGCCAATTGGAACAGCGTCTACACAGATGTTAGTGAGACCAGTGCTGATTGGAACAGCACACGTAACAGTGTCAACGCAACCAGTGCCAATTGGAACAGCGTCTACACAGATGTTAGTGAGACCAGTGCCGACTGGAACAGCACACGCAACAGTGTTCATAACACAAGTGCCAATTGGGATAACGTTTACACGGATGTAAGTTTAACCAGTGCCAATTGGAACAGCGTCTACACAGATGTTAGTGAGACCAGCGCCAATTGGGATAACGTTTACACAGATGTTAGTGTCAACAGTGCAGATTGGAACAGCACGCGTAACAGTGTTCATAACACAAGTGCCAGTTGGAACAACGTTTACACGGATGTTAGTGAGACTAGTGCTAGTTGGAACAAAGTTTACAGTTTTGTTAGTAGTGACAGTGCCACTAACAACAGTGATTACAACAGAACCACATTTGTCAATGTCTCCGGCGACACAATCACTGGTGATCTTGACATCACCGGTAAAATAACAAGCAACGAAGCATACTTCACCAGCATCACAGCAGTGAGTAGCTTTGTAGATGTTATCGACATCAAAGTTAGAGAGTTGAGCGGTTACGATATCATCGATGGTGACTTGACTGTTGGTGGATCGATCAGTGCTGCTGGTGATATATATCTCGACGAACATAGCCTGATTTTCTCGGACGGTGAGATTTTCACAAGTGTGGATAGTAAAAATGGGAAAAATGTTTACACAGACGTAAGTTTGACCAGCGCCAATTGGAACAATGTTTACACTGATGTTAGCGAGACCAGTGCCGACTGGAACAGCACACGCAACAGTGTCAACACAACCAGTGCTAACTGGAACAATGTTTACACAGATGTTAGTTTGACTAGTGCTGATTGGAACAGCACACGCAACAGTGTCAACACAACCAGTGCTAACTGGAACAATGTTTACACTGATGTTAGCGAGACCAGTGCCGACTGGAACAGCACACGTACAAGTGTCAACACAACAAGCGCCAATTGGAACAATGTTTACACAGACGTAAGTTTGACCAGTGCTAACTGGAACAATGTTTACACAGATGTTAGTTTGACTAGTGCTGATTGGAACAGCACACGTTCAAGTGTCAACGCAACCAGCGCCAATTGGGATAGTGTTTACACTGACGTGAGTGAAACCAGTGCTGATTGGAACAGCACACGTTCAAGTGTCAACGCAACCAGCGCCAATTGGAACAACGTTTACACTGATGTTAGCGAGACCAGTGCCGACTGGAACAGCACACGTAACAGTGTTAATAGTACCAGCGCTAATTGGAACAATGTTTACACTGATGTGAGTGAAACCAGTGCTGATTGGAACAGTGTTTATAGTTATATTAACTCAACAAGCGGTGATTCAGGCTTTGCAACTCTATCAGCTGATGTTAATGGTAATTTAGTACTTAGAGATGATCAAGTACCGGCGGTAGCTATAACAAATGTATACAGAGTTGAGAATCCATCTCTTGTGGAGGATCTACGCTATAGATTACATAGAGGTGATATAGTTCTCGTCAATTCTACTGAAGATAATTTAATAGCCACAACAGATTACCCAACAGGTGTTTACTATTCCAATATCGCCGCATACGCAGGATTTGAGAAGTTATTCGCGCCTAACAACATGGTACGTTTTATTAATGGTTACCAAGGCCCGAGTGTCACTCTTGATCCGGATGATCTAGATGATATACACACAGAACATAAGTTTGTTGAACAAACAGAAAAAGACAATTGGAACAGTTCACACTCTAGCGTGTTAGCAACGAGTGCCAATTGGGACAGTGTTTACAGTTGGGTGCAAGCTGACAGCGCTACTAACAACAGCGATTACAACAGAACCACATATGTCAATGTCTCTGGTGACACAATCACAGGTGATCTTGATTTAACAGGACATTTAACAGGCACTACAGCCGTATTCACGAGCATAACAGCTTTGAGTAGCTTTGTTGACGTTATTGACATCAAGGTTAGAGAACTCAGTGGTTATGATATTATTGATGGTGATCTCAGAGTGGATGGTGATATAACTCTTGTTGATCAAACAATATCTAATGATGATATATATAATTTTAAATCTGTTTACAATAATGTTTTAGCAAAGAGTGGAAATTGGGATTCAGTATATTTAACTGTCAACACATACAGCGCTGAATGGGAAGAGAGTAACCAAATACAATCACTTTCTTCTGCAATTGATGGATTAACAGAGTATCTGGATAACAATAGCGCCAATTGGAACAATGTTTACACAGATGTAAGTTTAACGAGCGCCAATTGGAACAATGTTTACACAGACGTTAATTTGACCAGCGCCAATTGGAACAACGTTTACACGGATGTAAGTTTAACGAGCGCCAATTGGAACAATGTTTACACAGATGTTAGTGTCAACAGCGCTGATTGGAACAGCACACGCAACAGTGTCAACACAACAAGCGCCAATTGGAACAACGTTTACACAGACGTGAGTGAAACCAGTGCTGATTGGAACAACGTTTACACAGACGTTAGTGTCAACAGCGCTGATTGGAACAGCACACGCAACAGTGTCAACACAACCAGTGCCAATTGGGAT